TAGTGAATCGCGCAATAACTCCCGTCCTCCGATGGCTCATCGCAGAACCGCCACGGCGGCCCATCGCCCGGAAGATACTGGCACGTCTTCGTTGTCGGCATCGGCAGCCGCGGCGCCTCCTTGATGATCGGGCGATACACCACGTTGTCGAAGATTGACGGCGTGTGCGACGCCCGAGCGGCCGCTGAGGCGCGGTTGGCGTGACCCGGCGCCCTTGGTGGCACGATCACGGCGACCGGCTCCTGGCGGCTTGGGAGCGGTGGCAGCGTGACGGTTGGCCTTGGAACGCGCGCCACCCGCGCCACCCGCACGCGCGGCTTGCCGTTCCAGACGATAGGCGATGGCCGCGGTTCAAGGAACAGGCGATGGCTTTTGCTGATGACGCTGTTTTTCGGCCGGAAAATCCGCCGCCCGATTGCCGCCGCTGATAGTCCCTCCGTCCACAACGCTCGCAGCGTCTCGACCTCGGCCGCCGTCCATTCCTGATTTGCCATTCTGGTTTCCAATGATGAATTTCGGATCGATCCGCCAAACCTTGATCATCCCGCACGGCGAGTTGTCGGGGTCTTCGTGGATCAGTCCCGCGCGAGCAAGTGAATGGACTACGTGCGAGACATTGGTGTTGCTGACCTGCACATCGCGCACGAGCGACGCGCGTCCGTCCCGAAAGTAGCCATCTTTCGCGCGATGGATCATGGCGATGAGCATCAGCTTGCGTTGAATGGACAAGCGGAGCGCGAAGATCGCGGTCAGGTCAGGAACCACGCTTCGCCGCCTCGATCGCCGCGCGCCCGGCGTCGGTCAGGACCAAGATCGGGTCACCGACTTCGTAATCCGAGTTGTCGCCAAGGTCCGCGCTCGTGGCGTGGCGATATTCGCCAAGCCCGCTCGTCGCGATGGCTTCCATCAGATCAGGACCATCCCACGCCTGGAACTCAAGGAAGTCGCGCCATGCCAACGCGAAGAACCGCGCGAGCGGCGCCAGCGAATCAGGACGCGGCGGGTCGTCAGCATGTTGAAGATGCAAAACCATCAGATCAACTCCGTCGCGATCACATCGGTCCACACACGGTCGAGCGCATCCATCCGCACAACCGCGACGCGATAGAGATCATGGGTGATATCCAATCGCTTCGAGAAGCCACGCGCATCGACGCTCGCCGCGACGTATCGGTGCGCGTAGCGCTCCGCCGCTTCAAACGTGCGGAACCACCGCAGACCGTCATCAAGACAGACCTGAAAGCGATATTTGGGCGGCTTCGCCATCGCGTGCTCCTTGAAGAAACCCCGACGCTGCAATGCAACAGCGCCGGGAGAGTTGGAACCACCAACCCCGGCGGACAGCCGAGGGAAACCGCAAGCCTCCGCCTGCCGGGCTGGTGGTCCCGACCGAGGCCCGCCCGCGAGGGAGGCTCGGTGGCACGCCCGTATCATCGTTCTCCGCCGGGCGTGTTTTCGATTTCATGCGCCGTTCATCCGATGCTTGTCATAAGCGCGGCGCAGATCGCGGATCGTGACCCTTCCCTGGGTCGCGCGTTCGATCTCCTTTATATTCTTCATCCGCGGGAAGATCAGCCCGTCCCGCCAGCGCGCCACGCTGCTCGCGCCCGCCGCCGGATCGAGTTGGGCGCCGAAAGCGGCGAGGGACAGATCGTATCGCTTGAGGTAATCGGCCAGGGTCATGGGCATTGCATACCACGCACGGTCGATTGCATCTAGTGCAAAATCACCGCTTGCGTCATTTTTCCGTCTGTGCCATCTTATGCAACAGATATGGAGGACGCAGATGCCCACCGAAACCATCCCCCGCTTCGCCATCCGCGATCTGAGCGTGTTGCAGTTCGCCAATGGATTCACTCTATGGGCATACAAAGCCGGCGACGCTTCGCTGAGTGCCATCACCGCGCCGGGCTTCTTCGGTGACGCGCGCGACATGCTGCGTCCCGGCGACCACATCCACGTATCCGGCATCCGCGGCGGCGCGGTGCTGTATGTCGTATCGTCCAACGACGACGCTATCCGAGTTCTCGTCATGTGCGCGGCGCCGGTCGATGCGGGAGGGTTCTGGTGATGCAGACACTCGACAAACACGATGTGAAGCAAATCTTTCGCTGCCTTGATCAGATCAAAGACCTTTGCGACTACATGCGGCACAATCATTTGGATGCGCCCTATGATACGGTCTATCGCGCGGTCGGTGGCGAAGGCTTCATCCGCGAGTTGCTGCTGGAGAAGATTGTCGCTGACATTCAGATCGAGGCGCCGGAACCTTTGCCAGTCGAGTCGTTTTGATGACCGGCGGTGCCGAACTGCGCGAGATGGCGGGTGTTCTGACCTTATTGCACTGGAACTCGCCATTCAGTCTGCGCCAGATTGAGCGCCTCCGCGAACTCGCGCATGAGTTCGACCGCATGGAGGCGGAACTTAACAGGCGCTACCAGGAAGAGCGCGAGGCGCACGCGGCGATGGAGGGATTGAAAACATGACCGACTTCAACGCACCATGGGAATACGACGACACCCTTCGCGCCATCTTCGACGCTGACGGCACCTCGGTCGCGTTCCTGCCGACGAGCCAGCGCGATCCGGCGCGGGCGCGGTTGCTGTTGGCCGCGCCGCGGTTGTTGAAGGCATTACAAATGCTGGAAGACGCCGAAAATGCGAACGCGAATTGCACTGAGTGCGATGGCGCGGGCGTTCCGGAATTGTGTCCGGTCTGCTTTCCATTGTTTGATGATGCGCGTCTGACACGCCGCGCGCTGATCGCGGAAATTGAGGGAGGCGGAACATGACCCTACGCCGCCTCTCCGCCCGCCGGCACACCCCGTTCGGTTGGGTCGAGATCCCGTCGCCGCAGGTCTTTAGGTGGTGGGATCATTGGCCGCTGTATATCGGCTTGACCTTGGTGTGCCTCGGAGGAATAGGCATCGGGATCGGTCTCGCGCGGTTGTGGCCATGAGCAATGTGACCCGCGTCCTCGCCATTCTCGCCCCGCTCCTGACTGGCGCGGCTACTTTGGCACAAGGATCGTCGCCTGGAACTGGCGCGTCGCCGGTACCCATGGTCGTCATCCCGACTTGCGAAAACAATGCGGCCTGCAAGGAAGCACCAAAATCGTTCACCTACGATCTGCCGTGCGGCGGAACGGTGACGTTCACGATCATTCCAGGCGGAGGGACAGGGCGGTGAAAACCGGCGCGAAGATAGTCGCGGATATCGAGAACTGGCCGGTAGCCACTTTGGAGCGTAGTGAATTGTGCGATAAGCACTGGCCCACGATCCGCGCCGCGCTGCTGGCCTACGAGCCGCCGAAGACGGCGCTACGGACGATTGTGGATGCAGTTGAGGCTTACCAAAGTGGTGCGTCCGTCGTGACTCTTTGCTTCACAGTAGAAGAAGTCGCCGTCGCCCGCGCGGAACTGGATGAACTGGAGAAAAAATGAAGCGCCTGTTCTGGCTCGGCGTCGCGATGGAAGCCTATGATGCGACCGGACACATGTTGTCGGTTATGATACGACTTACCGGCAGCGTGCCCTTATGGTGGTTCGCGTACTACTACACGGCCCCGCTTCCGACCATCGCCGGTCTGGAATGGGACATCTTCTGGTCCTGCTGGCACGCCACCGCCGTTGGGTTGATCATCGTTGGGTACTTCGCCGCATCGCGCGGAACTGGAACGCAAGTGAGCACGCCGGTTCGATTCCGGCCCGCGTCTCCATCCTGAACGAACCAGAAGGGAAGTAACATGCCGTTCGACAACACGACTTACCCAGAGACAGAAACCCAGACCGAGCGCGACCTCCGCATCCTCCGCGCCGCGCGTGAGGGCATCAGCAAGCCGGGAGGGTGGTGTCGCCATATGGTGACGATACCTGGGGAACTTGCTCGTCATTGCGCGGTCGGTTGGATTGGGGCGGCCGTCGGGTCATTTGAGGATGAGACGTTGGCCTATGCTCAATCCTTGTTGGAACGCGACCTGCCGAAGCCTTACAAGGTGGTCACGACCTACAATGACAACATAGTGAATCAATCCACTGTGGTCCGTCTCTTCGACCGCGCCATCGCCCGCCTGGAACGCGAGCGCGACGCCTGATAGCCGCGCACGAAAAAGCCCGCTAACCATTCCATAGGAGAGCGGGCCTTTAAGCGCCGGGGCAATAACTAAGCGGCGACACCATGCCACCGCCGTCCGGTCGCGTCAAGGCGCGGGAGGCGTAGCCGGTGCGGGGTTGAGCGCCGCCTGCAACGCCGTGGTGGCAGCCTGAACGGCAGTGGTGTTGCCCTCAAGGGTTGCCAGGTCTGCCGCCGTAACCGGGCTACCGGCCGCGATCTGATCCTTCAACGCCTGGATGGCGGCAGCATTAGCCGCGAGACCATCACTGACTTCAGTGGCAAGCGCCTGAACGGCCGCGCTCTGAGCCGCGAGGTCGGATTGGAGAGTAGCGGACATAGTTTTCAACTCCTCGATTAAGGTGTGATCGTAGTCGAGTTTCGCGTGCGCGGCGTGCAGTTCCCGGTGAACCTGATCGAGTTCCGCCTTGATCGCGGCGACCACGCGGGCCACGAAGCGGTCGTCTCTGTCATGCTCGCGATCGGGCTGGCGGCTCATGGTGCCTTATCGCACACGGCGCGTGGCGGGAACAGGGACGGGAACTACTCAGGCGGGTCAGGAAGCGGCATCCAGTGCGTTGCTCGAACTTCCATGGGATATGCCAGGCGCCCAACCTCATGGTGCCCTTTCGCGATATCCGCCAACAATGGCGAAGGTGGCACCCATAGCAGCAAATCCACGCCTCGCGGCGCCGTCTCTATAGGTTTCCACATGCGAGCGATCTGATCCCGCATGTCCAGCATCCGGCATCCCCGCTGGCGCAGCAGCGCGGCGAGGTCTTCTTCACTCATGCGCCAGGGTCTCAAGCCACCGCCACACGTCGGCCGCCGGCTCGACCTCCCCAAAGTCCACGCTGTTATTCAACCGCCGCACCACGTCCAGGAACGCGGCGATGGCGGCGGGAGAGGGTTGCCCCGGATAAGTGACCTTTCCAGTCAGGATGGGTGATCCTGTTATTGTGCGAATCATCACGTCCGACGTTGGCTCAGGGTTCCGCATGGCGCGTTGCTGTAACCCCTGTTGGACCTCGTTCACGGCCTGCTGCCCCGCCAACCGGAACGTCGGATCGTTCCAATCCCAAGGTGTTGTGCGCATGTCAGTCATCTCCCTGCTCTGTTTCTTGTTCCGTGACCGGAGGATAACCAGATTCGACGTGATCAAGCCAGAACGGTATCGCCCGGTTCAGCGCCTCGGCGCGGCTTCCAAGGCCAAGCCGGTCCACCGCCACGTCCAGCCGCCGCATGACCGGATTCGGGATTTTGGCCTGGATGTTTTCGGTGCGGGGACCGCGCGAGTGGGCCATGAGTCAGGCTAAATCCTGTGAGGCGATCTGGCACAGGAAATCGCACGCGGGCGCCAATGGATTGAGCGTCGGCCAGTTCGCCGGTATCTCGTCAATGAATATCCGCTCGTTGGCGATCCGCGTCAGTCGCGCACCAAGCCGCCGCGAGAGTTCCGCCATGCGCGAGAACTGAGCGGGGAAGTGCAGACGCATCGCGGACCAGTAATCCGGCGACGTGGCCTTGCCGCACGGGAGGCAGTTATTATTTTGGAAACCTAACGAATACATCACGGGCAGCGCGATCCCCGCGCCCTGAACCATCGCGAGACAGGCCGCCTTGTCCAGTCCCGCCGTGATCAGCGGGTTCTCGATGGTCAGTTCGTGGAACACCTTCGCGAGCCGTTCGGCGCGGGTCTGATCGGTCGCATCGCAGGTGTAGCCAAAGATGTGAATATCATCGGCATACTGAAACGCATGACGCGGCGCGACTTTGAGAATGCCAGTGCAAGGTGCTCCGTCTGGCCCGGCTATGAACCGGCGCCGCTCCCATACGTCCCAGGTGTCCTCATACTCATCTGAGTGCAGTCGGATCACGGATACGCCCCACCAGCGTTCGCAGTCGCGTAGGAAGCGTTCGTTGTCGGGATGCTCGGCGCGGGTTTCGCAGTAGGCCACCACGCCGCCGGGGTGGCCGCGCAGATCGAGCGCGATGGCAACCGCGCTAGCGGCACCGCAGCCGAACCAGCGGATGCGGCGTCGTTCCATCAATGCCCCTTTGTTGAACATCAGTCATCAACCTCAACGATCGTGGTTGTCAGGACTACCAGTTCTGCCTCTATCTGTTCAGCGCGCCGCATCAGAATGTTGGCTTCGCAACGAAGACTGTTGATCGTTGCCCGTCTATCCTGGAGGTATTCAGGCAGGTTCATATTATCCCATTTGAACTTATATGTCTGATCACCCACCAGTGTCCTCCTGTTTGCGTCAGGAGCGGTGATCGGGTATACCTATGGGCAGGGTTCCCGAAACCGCTTCCTCGGTTTCAGCGCGTGGCCGGGGTTCAGAGCCCGGCCCGCGCACCCTGCCACTTTCCCACACCGTCACGGCCTTGGCAACCGCGCGAGCCATCCCGCGAGCCACGCCGTCGCCACAGACACGGCGGCGACCAGGCCTATGACGAGCAGAGCCTCGATCATGGCGCCATATCGGCCTCCACCAGAAGGCGTCCCAGGCGCCGCTCCATGTCGGCTCGGCAGAGAACCCCGGCACCGCCCGTCTCACCCGTGATGCTCAACCATACATCGTCGCGAATCATCGTGGGATACTCCTTTAACCCGTTGGCGCCTGTGTCGCGCTGGCAGTCCATGCAACGGATGCGACTGAGTTTGCTCACCCCGCGAGCCACCATGCCACGGCGATAATCCCGCCCCACACGACGGCCAGCGCGACGATGATCGCGAGCCACACGCGGACGATCTCACGGTCGAGCGGCATCACCGCCGCCACCAGCGCCAGATGGCCAGCGCCACCAGCCACCCAACGGCGATCGCCAGGATAAGCCATGCGGCGCTATCGATCATGGCGTCAGACCCTCACAAGCACCCAGACCAGCATCAGCGCCAGTCCGAGGATCGCGATCGGGAGCCATGACGTGTGGTTCATCCTTGATATCTTCTGGCTCGTATTTCATCTGCCCTGCGAAGGATCGCGTCCTCCTCCAATCTTAGCTTTTCAGCTTTGATCGCCTGATATTCCGCTAATGGACGTTGGCGTTGGCTGACACCACCGGACACGGTGCAGCCACCGGGAGACTTGCAAGTTCCAGACAAAGGGCTGCCGCCACAATGGCATGGCGTGAACCAGGATACGATTTCGTAAGCGTCCGGGTCCCAGAACATCATGCTCATCGCCGGCCCGGCAGGCCGATGCCACCGGAACAGGTCAAAATATCGTAACACAGCCAAACCAACCAGATCAGCACTATGGCGATAAGGATGATGTTGATGACCTGCATGACGACATCGCCGGCCACCCCGAGCCAACCAAGAACAATGGGAAGCACGCGCCGCCCGATCGCCACGATGGCACAGACCACGATCAGCCAGACGATGAACTGAACCAACCACGCCGCCGAAAAGCATCCCATCGCGATTACCCTTTCACATGCTCACGGCGCCCCCGGCCGCGTTCCCGTTCCCCCGATCCGGTCGGACAGCAGTTCCATGCGCTGTTGTATCAGATTCATGCGGGTCCGTATCTCATTGTCCGCGACGTTGCTCCGGTCCTCGACGCCACCGATCCGCCGGTTGACCCCGTCAAACCGCTCGACGTCGCCCTTGCTGTGCTCCTGTAGCCCCTCGATTCGCGCGATCAGGTCGTGCAGGTCTTTGCTCACCATCGGATACAACTCGTGATACCCGATCGCCAGGGATTCCACCTGCACCCGCAGCGCCTGCACCACCGGACTGCCTGACCGTTCCAGCGTCTCGACCCGCGCCGTCAGGTCATCGTGATGCACTTCCAGGCCGACGACATGCAGGTTGATCTTGGTGACTTCATCGGACATGCGCGCGAGCCGGTCGATGTTGCTGTTGACCATCTGCGCCATGCCGCCCAGAACGTAGACATTGTAAAGCAGCGCCAGCAGGCCGGTGGCGATGGCTGACGTGACCCAAGGCCAGTGCTTGCAAATGAAGGCCATCAGCACCGTGACCCACGACCGGATCACCGCATCGTCCGATGATTGCCGGCTGACCCTCCGCTCACGGTCCCACCGCGGCCTCGGCATCCCGACACCGGGCCGTTCTTCGTCAGACATACCCGGCTCCTCGCCGTGTATGCGAATCCCCCGTTACCGGACATTTAACGGCGGTTTCACGAACTCGCGCCGGGCAAGTTTGGGCATGGGTATGTTGGGACCGGGCGTCACCCCGGCGGATGGGTCCAGCCCATCATTGGACCTCGATCGCGCCGATACGCGCGCTCACATGCCAAACATCCGTCGTATTGGCGTCTGGTGGCTTGAACTCAAGATCGAGACACCCCAGCGTCGTGTCAGCCGTCGCCGTGACAGCCGCGCCTGTCACCGTGCCGCGCGTGAGAATGACAGGCGTGCCAAGCGCGAGCGCGGTGCTTGCCAGATTGGCGTCCCGCGTGAGCATGGCGTTCGGCACATACCAGTCGTAATCCTGTCCGGAAGTCGTGAAGTTCCGCGCGTGCAACCGGATGCCAAAACCAAATGCCCAACC